TGTGCAGCTACTATTAAGCTATCTGCTTCTTAATTTCAATTTATAGGGTATCTTATTATTAGATACCCTTTTTTTATTATCATGCCACAAGGAAAAGCTTACAATATTAAAAAGAAAAAGAAAGGTGGGAGAGACTCACTTAAGATTAAAAAGAAAGGGTACTAATTATGTTTGGCAAGAATAAAAAGAAAAAAGGTATTCTTGGATTAGAAGGTCAAGCTTATCTTGATGCCTATAATAAAAAGATGACCGATACAGGTAAGACTACTCTTAGTGAAAAAGCTAGATTTTTTAAAGAGACACAGAAAGTTAAAGCACAAAAACTTAAACAGGCAGGTAACTAATGGCTGTAGCTGAAACCACAGAACTTGAATGTATCAACATTATGTTGGCTGCTATAGGAGAAGCACCTATAAACAGTCTTCTCGGTACTCTTCCTGTTGATGCTCGTATTGCTCAGTCAACTCTTACTGAAGTAAACAAAAGTGTACAGTCAGAAGGTTGGTCTTTTAATACTGAAACAGATGTAACTCTTACTAGAGATGGATCTAATCATGTTAATCTACCTGCTGATGTATTAAGAGTAGATGCAAATATTCATCAACACCCAACAATAGATCCTATACAACGTGGTTTAAAATTATATGACAGACAAAATAATAAGTATGAATTTGAAGAAGACTTGATTTGTACTGTTGTTTATTTTAGAGATTTTAGTGAAATACCAGAACCAGCTAGATACTATATGAATATTAAAGCTGCAAGATTATTTGTTGATAGATTAGTTGGAGATCAAGCATTAAGAACATATAACAAAGAAGATGAAACTAGAGCTAGAGCTATATTAATGGAAACAGATTTAGCAAATGGAGATCACAATATGCTACGAGGAGATCCTTCTCTTACAAATGTTTTTGATACCTACAATCCTTCTAGTGCTTTAATTAGATAACTATGAGTGTTATTTCAAGATCTATACCTACATTACTAAGAGGTATATCGCAGTCTTCTGATGCCTTGAAGCAAGCAGACCACGCTGATATACAAGACAATGCTGATAGCAACCCTGTTCTTGGTCTTACAAAAAGGTCGGGATCTCAGTTTTTAGCTACAGTTGGTAGTTCTACTCTTGGTAATGTTCATATACAAACTATAAACAGAGATGCTAGTGAACAGTATGTAGCAATATTTAGTAATGGTAATGTCAAAGTTTATGAGTTGGATGGTACAGAAAAAACAGTAACAAAACCTGATGGTACTGCTTACCTAAATACGTCAGATCCTAGAAGTGTAATAAAGACAGTAACTATTGCTGACTTTACTTTTGTTGTTAATACAAGCATTACAACAGCAATGGATTCTGCCTTATCAAATAGTGCTAGTAATATAACTCAGGCAGTAATATTTATAACTCAAGCAACAGCCGATACAACTTATTCTGTAACTGTAGATGGTGTAACTGTCACAGATAATACTGCTGGTAATAATCCTCTTTCAACTGATACTGTAGCTTCTGATCTTGCTGCTGGATTAAATTCTGGTCTTACAGGTTTTACGATTGCTAGGAATGGTCCTGTAATTCATATAAAGAAAACTGATGGTAGTGATTTTTCTATAGATGGTACTGATACTCAAGGTAATACCAAGATGACAGTAATAAAAAATTCAGTACAGCAATTTACTGATCTACCAAATGTGTCACCTAATGGATATGTAGTAGAAATCACAGGTGATGAAGGTACAAATTTTGATAACTACTACGTTAAATTTACAACTAATAATGGTAATGCTTTAGAAGAAGGACAATGGCAAGAAACAGTAGAAGCTGGCATAACTTTTAAATTTGATTATGCAACTATGCCCCATGTTTTAATACGACAAGCAGATGGTAATTTTAGATTTGCAAGAGTAGATGGTGATAGTTATACATTATCTGGTACTACTTTTACATTACCTAAATGGGGTGAACGTGTTGTTGGTGATTTAGTATCTTCACCAAACCCTTCTTTTATTGGTAATAAAATTAATAACGTATTCTTCTTTAGAAATAGACTTGGGTTTTTAGCAGCAGACAATGTAATACTTTCGACAGTATCAGAGTTCTTTAACTTCTTTTCTGAGACAGTCATATCAGTTTTAGATACTGAACCTATTGATGTAGCTGCTTCTCATACCAAAGTTGCGATCTTAAAACACGCAGTAACTATGGGAGAAAAACTTATATTATTTTCTGAACAAACGCAATTTGTATTATCAAGTTCAGCAGATAACCTTACACCTTCAACAGCTAACGTACTTGTACAAACTGAGTTTGAAAGTAATGCAGCAGCACAACCTGTAGGTTCTGGTTCTTCTATTTATTTCTTAACGAAGAAAGGTTCTTTCGCTGGTATAAGAGAATATATTATTGCAGGTAATCAACAGATCCAAGATGCAGCAAACACAACTATTCATGTACCAAGACTGATACCAAGTGGTATTTTTAAAATGGCAGTATCTAACAACCAAGACATTCTTGTTTTGCTTGGTACAGAAAATCCAAACAAGCTATATGTAAACAGATGGTTATATGGAGATGGATTTAGTAAAGCTTTAAATGCTTGGTTTACTTATACCTTTAATAGTAATAGGTCTATTTTAAATATTGATTTTATTGGTACTGATTTGATAATGGTTGTAGAAGAAGCTAATGGTGTGACTTTAGAAAAGATACCATTTGAGACAAACTTTAGAGAACCTAACGCAGACTTTGAATATCATCTAGATCATAAAGTAACTGAAGCAACTACTGGTGTATCAGTATCTTATAGCTCTGGTACTGGTCTATCTACGTTTACAGTTCCTTATAGGCTAAGAGCCAATATGAATATAGTTGGCAGGTATCTGGCAAACGGAGAGACAAGTACATTTGTAAATGCTCAAGGCAATACAAAAACTCTTGTATCAGGGCAAGCACTTACAACTACTAATGCAACTAATGGTTCTACTTCTACTATTACTGCAACAGGAGACTTTAGAAATAGTAAATTTATTATTGGTGAACCTTATGAAATGCACTATAGATTTAGTCAACAAAGACTAACTCAAGGTGGTGGAGGTGCTACTGAACTTATAAGTGGTCGATTACAAATACATCATTTTTATATTAAATATGAAGATTCTGGTTTCTTCCAAGTAGAAGTAACACCTGAGAATAGAGACACATCCCTACATAAATTTACTGGTCGTTTGCTTGGTGCTGCTTCTGCTTCTATTGGTGAGATTAATTTAGATACAGGAACATTTAAAGTACCTATTATGAGTAAATCAGATAGGGTAGATATAGATGTCAAGAACAATACCTTCTTGCCTACTTTATTAGCGAGTGCAGAATATGAAGGAGTATTCCACATGAGGAGTAGAAGAATGTAATGGGATATTTAAGAAAATCAAAGCTATCAGATCTTAATTATGTATGTCAAAACATGAGACAAATGGATAGGTTAGAAGGTTTGTATCAAACAGGTAAAGACCCAGAAGAATCTTTACGCTTGTCTTATTTATTTGGTGAGAGAGTTTTAACAATAGCTGGTGACGAAGATCAACCAATGGGGTTATGTGGAGTAGTAAAAGATGGTTGTATATGGATGATATGTACAGATGAATTGTTTTCTAATAAAAAATATAAAATACAACTTATAAGAAAAGGTCGAGAATGGGTAGATAGTTTGTTGAAATCTTATAAAGTCCTATATAATTTTGTATATGCAGAGAATGATTCTGCTATAAAGTGGTTAGAAGCACTTGGTTTTGTTTTTATAAAGTATCACGCAAAATATGGACAACATAAAAAACCATTCTATGAATTTCTGAGGATTGCTTAAATGTGTACTGTTGCTGCTTCTGTTGGTGTATCTTTATTCCAAGGGCTTGCTATGCGTAGTGCTGCAAGTAAAGCAGCAGCAGATACATTTGAAATAGAAAAGCAAGGAGTTAAATCAGCAGAAGATTCTAAAAGAGATAAACAATTAGCTTTAGCTGAAGGCAAACAAGAACAAACTGTAGGTGCTAGACAAGATCGTTTTGCTAAAACTATTGATACATTAAAAGCAACAAAATCTTTATTAGCATCAGGACAAGTTGGCAATACCACAAATTTATTAGTAATGGATCAAGCAAGACAAGGTGCAAACTATAATGAAAAGATAAGGCAAAGTATTGATTCTATGAACAGACAATATTTATTTGATGTGAAAGGAACTGAAGCAGAATATCAAGGTATTAGAAATAGATATAGAAGTAATACTATACAAGCTTATAATCAGATACCTTCATTAGGATCAGTCTTATTAAATGCTGCTGCTAGTGGTCTTAGCACCTACGCTTCACTACCTTCAACTGCTTAAATTATGTCGTCAAGTTTTCAAAGCACATCAGGCAAAAGTTTTAGAAGACCAGTAGATACTTTTGTCGCACCAGTTAATGTTGTTCAAAAAAGCAGCATGATGGATTTAGCTGAAACTTTAGTAGACATAAATCCTACACTACAAGGTTTTATACAGTTAAAAGCAAAAGAAAATGCAAATAGAAAAATAGAAGAAGGACAGTTATTAGTAGCAGGTGCATCACCTAAAGAACTTATAGAAATAAGAAAAGAAATAGAAGAGAAGGGCGATAAAAAAACCTTGAGACATTTTCTTGGTACAAATAGATTTATGCAATATGGCATAGAAAAACAATTAGCAATCAATATAGCCAATGGACAAGAAGCAAAGACTAAAACATTTTTTAATGAATATGTTGTAGATGTTGATTTGCCAGATGGTACAACCATACAGCAACCTTTATCACAATTTGATGTAAACTCTGAAGCTTTTGATAAAGCAATAACTGAGTTTCAAAGTACACAACTAGCTAACACTAGAGGTATTAGATCTAGTTTGATAAAAGAACATATATTACCTAAACAAAATCTTGCGTTACAAAAAGTATTTAGCGATCAAGAAACAAAATTAGCAGAGTCAAAAATAAAACAAGCTAGTTTATTATTTAATAGTTCAGTATTAAATTCTTGGTTTAGCATAGACAATTACAACGACAATATAGAATTAGATTTAATAGATGATAACTATACAGAACAAGACAGAATTAATAATAATGGTCTTTCACAAGCAGAAGTTTTAGCTCTTGATGAATTGCAAGAGAATGTAGATTCTATGGTTAATAGAGGTCTTGCTGCAAGTGTGTCTCCTTCAAAAATGATAGGGGTTGTAAAAACAAATGTATTAAAAATACTTGACTACTATGAACGTAATAATCTTGATATGGATGTTGCTAAAGAAGAAATAGATGCTTATATTTCTTGGATAAGTAATTTAAAAGTAGGACCAAAAACAATATTAAAAAATGGGGATGTAGTACAACAACCTTTAGGTGCGTTTTATATACAAGATGGAGAAGATAAGATTGAAACTTTATTAAGTGAAGTAAATAAGAAAAAAGCAGAAGTTATAAAAAATCAAAATGCTTTTGACAAACAACAAGAACAAGAAACTATAAGTAATACTTTAAATAACCTAGATTTTTCTCGCACTCAATTTAAAGATGGCAAGGAAGCATTAAGTTATTTTAAAAATATAGGCAATACTTTAGATGCTTTAGCAGAAAAATACCCAGAACAAATTGAATTTTTATATAAACAATATGATCTTAGAAACTTTAGTGTTGATGATTTTTTCTTTGAATTAGAAACAGCGTATGACAATCAGATGGTAACTCAAAGTCAAGCTTTAATACAACTAACAGATGTCATGCAAGCTTTAGGACCAAATGCTTCTAAAGCAGATATAGCTAAATATGATAAGTTAAAAGGATATTTAAAAGAAACAGACAATCAAGGTTTAGAACAAAGATTTCCAGAAATGAAAAAGTTAATGAAATATGGTCAAAAAACTATTGGAAAAGTAAACCCATCATCAGGTGTAGTTATGTATGACGATGCTGATGATGTAGATAGAATGGAAGATTTAAATTTAGAATTAAAGAAATTAGTAAAACAACATGGAGGAATTGATGCTCAAATAGATAAAGAAGGTCAAAGAACAACAGTTAGAAATTGGTATTTAGGTCAGTTAAGAAAAATAAAAAATCCAAATAAGTTTGGTGACTATGGATTTTACGATGATGCTTTAGATTTATCAAAAGAACTAGAATTTGAGGAAGTGACAGAAGATGGTGATGGTAAAAATAATGACAACACAGTAAATATACAAGAACAAAAAGTTTTAACCTACGATACAAATACAAAATTATTTAGTGAAGTAAATACTAATGAATTACAAGTAGGACCAAATACTACAGTTGTATCTATCAATGGTTCAGTTACACCTGCTGGTGAATCGTTACGACAAAATTTAAACATAAAATCGTTTGAAAATTTTAATATTAATTTTTATAATGCAACTTATGAAGATAATAAAACAGAAACAACAAACGAAAAATTATTAAGTGATGATTTAGAAGCTAGTGCTTTTAGTGATGTTAGTGAAAAAGAGTCACCTACTACAGTTGAAGTTGAACAAGGAGATACTTTAAGTGAGTTAGCAGATCAATTTAGTACAACAGTAGAAGCTATTATGAAAGCAAATAACTTAACTAACGCAGATATGATAAACATAGGGCAAGAGTTAATTATGCCAATAGTTACATTACCCAATAGTCCTTTAGTTAAACGTGACCAAATGAAAGCGTTGGACGTAATATTAAAAGATACAGATAAAACAAAAACAATACCTCAACCTAAAATAAGAGAAATGTTATTAGCTGTAGGATTTAAACCAGAGATTGCAAGAATTATGTCTGCTGTATTTATGGCAGAATCAGCAGGTGATCCTTTAATTGATACAGTTAAATCTGGTTTAGATCCACAAAAAGAAAATGAATTTTCTATTGGTATTGGACAAATTAATATGAAGGATGATAAAGACAGACTGTTAAAATTATTTGATATTCAATCAATAGAAGAATTATACGATCCTATTATTAATGTAATATCAGCCAAACGACTATATGATGAGCAAGGATTAGGTGCTTGGGGTGCATACACAGATAACTCTTACAAAGATTTTTTAACTGATTAACATGACAGACTCAAATGTTATTAAGAACCTTCTAAAAAAAGAAGAAGAAGAAAATACAATTCAACAACCAATAACTGTTAATGATGATTTTGTTAAACCAATAACTGTTAATGATGACAATTCAAATGTTATTGATAGTCTCTTAGATAATGAAATTGCTGAACCAATAACAACAGAAATTGATTCGCCATTTACTAATGTTTTAAAAACTGATGACGACAAACCTCAATCTAATTTTGATAATTATATAAATAACACTTTATTTGATGAAGAAACTTTTGATTTTGCTTCACAAGATTTTGACATCAGTAATAGTATCTTTAATGATTTTACAGAAGAAAAACCACAACCAGATTTAACAGGACTAGCAAAAGGTTTAGGTATAGAAATAGGTACTGGTATAGCTGCTGATTTAGCTTTTGCTCCTTTATTAGCTCTTGGTCCTTTAGGTATTGCAGCTTATGGTGGGGGTCAATTTGCTGTTGGTTACTATGCAAATATCGCAGCACAAAAAGCTAGAGGTGTTAAAAAAATAAGTCAAGCTGAAGCTGTAGCTGCTGGTCTTGTTCAAATAATACCTGCTGGTACAACAGCAAAAGGTGTTAAAGGTGTTGCAAAGAGTGGGGTTTTTGGTGCTGGTTTTGGTGTAGGTGAAACTTTCCTTAGAGATTTATTAGGTGATGATGTTACTCGTGATGAATATTTATTAAGTCTAGGTTTTGGTGGTGCTTTTGGTGCTGGTTTTAAAGGTTCTCTAGAAGGTCTAAGCAGTATTTTTAATAAAGTAAAAGGTAAAACACCAATAGAAGCAGATGCAATATTAACTAAAAAAGACAAACAAGATATTACAAAAGCAGTAAAAAATATAGATACAGTATCAAAGAAACAAAAACAAAAATTAAAACAAGAAGGATTAGATACTGATAAATTAGATCAAGAAATCAATAGACAGAAGCAACAAACAACAACTGTAAATCAAGATAGTATTCCTTTAGGCAGCAGAGTAAAAGCAGCAGATAGAGGAAATATAGGAACAGTTGTTGGCTTTGATGAATCTACTGGTAAGTTTACTGTTTCTTTTACAAGTAAAAAAGGTACATCTCAATCAGTAAAATTTGATCCTAGTCAATTAACAGTAACCAAAAAAGGAAAAGTTTTACAATCAGAAATAGATTTTGGAGAGAAACAAACACCAACAGTACAAACAAAGGTTACACAAGATCTTACTTTTACAGCACCAGAAGCTTACAAAAGAACTAAACCTCGTTATGGTTCTGCACAAATACAATTTCAATCTGACTTTGATAAATTATCTTGGTCTTTAAGAAATGGAAAGAAAAAGAAAGCACAGAATGATTCCAAAATATTAAAAGTATTTTTAGATCAGGGCTTTACAGAAAAAGAAGTCAGACTGCATGGAGATAAGGTACACGCAAAGTTAAAGTCAATAGTAAAAGAAACTACTGGTACTGCTAGTGCGTCAGTTAGTAATACTAGCGGTTTAAATTTAGAAGTACCAATATTAAGAGACTTTGGGAAGACAGTACAAACACCATTAAACAAGTTAGCAAGTGAACCTGATTTGGATTTAGGTAATACACAGTTAAATCCACAGAAGATGGGTCGTATAAAAGATATGAAGAAAGGTAAAAAAGATTTTGTTACTCAAAAAGTTAGAACAAAAAAACAAGAAGGTGGTTTTAAAGGTGCTGAAAGAAGAAGTCAGTTTGATACTCAAGAAGGTGCATTGGGTAAAATGACAGATTCAAAAGGTAAAATTACAGGCGATCCGAAACGTCTAAAATTTATTACTGAATATACAAACAAAAAAGCAATACTAGAAAACAAACTACCAACAGAAGAAGAAGTTGTTATTAATAACCAAGGTTTACAAATAGCTACAGATAGAGTTGCAAACTCCACACAAGGATTTTTAGATGTTGTAAAAAAGAACGCTGGTAAAAAAACTAAAAAAAGTCAAGCTGCTATAGATAAAGCTGGTGCAGAAATAATTAAAGCTGAAAAGTTAGTAGATGATTGGTTAGGTTTTGGTATTCCTTTAGGCACAAGACTAGGTAGAGCCATGAACGCTTTTAATATTAAAGGCATAGAAGGCATAGAAGGCATGACACCTGCTGAAGTTAGTAAACTAAGTCCTTTAGAAAAGAAAAATTTAACAGCACAAAATCGTGATATATCCCCTGCTCTTACTAAATTATTAGATCAGAGTGCAGAATTTCAAACAGATTTATTAGCAAGAATACAAGAAGGACACAAAACAGGAGATTATTCACAAGTTATAAAACTTGCACAAGATATGAAAGAATCAACTGGAAGTATAGAAAATATGATAAAGCTGTATAACTCAGATGCTTTTGGTAAGACACTTAAAAATCTTAATCAAACTTCAAGAGTTATTAACGAAGTAGGTATCAATGGAGTTTTATCTGGTCTTCCTTCTCAAAGAGTGAATTTAAAGTCTGGTGTTGCACAAACATTTTTAGGTATTATGAAAAACTTTAGTGGTACTTTAGATGTTGCTGATGGTAAAGGCTTAATAAGAAAAGAAGGAGTCGAAGCAGCTACCAGACATTTATATGCTCTAATGTATAACTTTGATTTTGCTTTAAAAGTATGGAAAAGATCATGGGATATGGAAGATAACTTTATAAATATTGGTAACTCTAAAGTTGAAACTGGTCAAAGATTTGTTATCTCGTCTGAAAGTCCTTACTTCCCACTAAGAACAACTATAAACTCAACAGGTAAATTTATAAGACTACCTAGTAGGTTAATGACATCTAATGATGCTCTTATACAAACACCAAATATTCTTGGTTCTACTGCATATCACGCAACTATGGAAGCCTTAAAAAAAGGTTTGAAAGGACAAGACTTAGATGATTATGTAAAAGGTAGTCTTGATGGAGTTATATCTTATATTTTAAAAGGACAAGAAGGAGACTTAGGTAGATTAAAACCAATAGAAGGAGATACATTTTTTAAAAAAGGTATTGGTCCAAGAGAGTTTATTGCTGATCCTGTTCTTGCAAAAATATTTCAAAGGGCTAAAAACTTTGGTAAAGAGATTACATATACACAACAGATAAGAGGTGGTCGTAGTGATGATGTTACAGATCCACTTGGCTTGTTTGCAGAAGAAATAAACAATCTAGCAATACAATACCCACCAATGAGAACGTTCTTTAAATTTACAAGAACACCTACAAATATGATTAAAGATATAATGAGGTATATTCCTGTTGTAAATACACCTGCAAGATTTGGTGGTAAAAAGAATTATAATTTTTTAAATGCTGTTCTTTTACCAGAAATAGCAGCAGACCTTAGAAGTCCTGATCCTCAAGTAAGAACTAATACAAGAGGTCAAATTTATATGGGTTATTCCTTTGCTACCATTTTAGGATTTCTTGCTTATAAACCTATTTTTCAACCAGCAAATGAATTTATAAGTTCAAGTGAATACGATAGCGAAGATGAGATACCAAAAACATTTATAACTGGTGGTGGTCCTAGTTGGAAAACAAAAGAAGGTGCTGCAAAACATCTTTCTTTATTAAGAGGTGGTTGGTTGCCATACGCTAGAGCTTACTTAATGTATGACGAAGATGGTGAAATATTATTTGACGAAGATGGACAACCAAAATATAACTATGTTTCTTATGAAGATTTACCAGATCCAGTTTTATCTTTTGTCAAAGCTTGGGTTGACTTTCAAGAAATGTCTCCATTCTTTACTAAAAAATTAGACAGAATATATGATGAATATACTATTGGTTGGGCTGGTTTTATAGGTCGTGTTATTACAGACAAAAGTTATGTTCAACAAGTAAATGAAACAATGGATATGTTTACTGCTTTACCAGAAGTAGGTGCAGGTGGAGTTGATCCAGACGATACTATAAGTTATGAAAGACAAAGAAATATATCTTACTTAGGTAGATTATTTGAGTCTTCTGTAACTCCTTACAGCAGCTTATGGGAAGATATACTTCGTTTACCAGCAGATGTAAC